TAGTCAACTATGAAAGCATACTCACCATCAACTATAAGTAAGTCAGCTATACCTCTTACCCATCTTCTGTCAGAATCAAACTCACATGGTTGTTTATCATACGTTAATGCCATTTCATGTTCGCAATACTTTTCACCTGGAATATCTATTAGTGCATCAACTAATGGTTTAAATCTTTGATAGTTTTTAGCTAACTCAACTCCATCTCTTACATAATCTTCTAATGCTTTGTGTACTTCTTTACCATATATTGTTGCATCTGTATCTTTAAATACATAATTCTTTGCCACACGTACTTCATAATATTTCTTTGGGCAATTAATATATTCTTTAAGACTTGAAAAAGACCATGTAAATTCTGCCATTAACAATTCTCCCACGACCAAAGAATTAATATTTGTTTAAGTTTATTAACTCCGTATCCAATTTCATCAGCTTTTTCAGTTTTTGGATTAATTTTAAATATCTTCATTACATAAAATTTATCAGGGTGAGATTCCCCATAAACAATTAATACTGTATTTCTTTCTTCTTTTGCTAGAGTTATTAAGGCTCTTTTTTGTCCAGTTGATACTTTTTCTCCCGGTCTTTTCCATTCTAAATATAAAGTAGCTTTGTCTAAAACAATTATTCCGTCCAAGTTAGATGGTAAAATACCTCTAGGTAATAGTCCATTTAAAAATCCATAGTCTATATGATTAGCATTAGATTTTTTTAAAGCTAAATCAGTTCTCATCTTCCTTGACCTCTGTATTTTTTATATGATGCTTTTACGTTCTTGTTCATTGTACTTGTCTTTGGTCTACGTCCACCTTGCGATGTTCGTTTGTGTAGACTTTCGTGTGCTTTTTCATTCTTAACTATTTTTGCCATTTTTTCTTAGTCCCGTTTCTATTAAAGTAGTTGTCATCAAATCTCACTTCTTCTCCTTTTCTTTTGGTTTACCAAAAATTCTTTCGAAGTTTTCTTCAAACTTTTTTCTGTCTGTTGGTCTTTGTTTGCTACCTTTTCCACCATCACTCATTACCAAAATACCTCCATTCTTTTATTACGTCTAACCAGATGTCCTTGTAATGTAATTCTATACTCATTAGGTTTATATTCTTTTAAACTTGCTATTCTATGTAGTGTTGTTCCATCATGACATAACATTTCACCTTCTTTGTACCCTAAATAAATAGGCATATTATCTATCATACAATCTATACCGCCACCTGATTCAGGCAATAATATAGGCACAGTAAAAGTACTTGTATCTTTATTGCCAAGACCTAATGTTTCGTGTGGGTAATCTTCATGCCAATTACCTGAGATAGTTAATAAACTTTTATCTGATGAAAAAATGTGAAACCCTGGATAACATAAATTGTTCGGTAAATATATTCTTTCATGTAACTTATCTTGCAATACATCTAATATATTATTATATAACTCCTTAAAATTAGTATATAAAATTTCATTTATACTTTTTTGTTTCTTTTTATATTCAGGAGTCTTACCATCTAAGTATGCACTTCGACCTAAAGTAAAAAATGGAAACTCATCAGAGCGAGAGACCCACATATCCTGTAATTTGAATATATTAGTTAACACTATATCTTTATTATAATTTAATTTATGCACAGTAAATTTAGCAGTCCCCATAATTTTCTGCATAGTCTCCTTCACAAGCAATAGGTAAGTCTTTACCCCATTCAGGTGGTTTAGACATCTCATTCATAAGAAACTTTAATGCTTCATCTTTTTCTTCTTCGGGTGCAGTACATACAACTGCATCATGAACTGTTAACACAGGTTTATATCTTTCATTAATCTTAATCATCTGTTCACCTATGACAATTCTAGCTAATGCCTGTACTATATTCTCAACTACTGAACCACCCCATATACCTACGCTACCTCGACGAGATTTATACACAAACCTACCTTTAGGTTCCGATGTATCCCAGTGCAACTCAGGATAGTAAATATATAATCCGTTTGGTAGTCGTAACCCTTTTTCTGTAACTAATACACAGTCATGGTTGCCTAAATAGTATGGCTCTTTGTCTCCCCATGATGCTATATCTGCGAGTGCTTGGTCACATTCTTTCCATAAATCTATAACTTTATGATTAACTTCTCTATAAATTCTAACTAAGTTTTTACATTCATCATCCGACAGTTTAGCACCTGGTGGAGAAGTTTCAAGCGTGTGTTGTAGTTTTTGCCACCCTGTCCCATATCCTAATCCTAGTGTACAAGTCTTACCAACAAATCTTTCAGTCTTGTTTCTTTTATCTATCTTTTTATTATAAACAACACTAGCAAAGTTAGAGTATACATCTTCGTGGTTTCTAAACTGTTGAACAACATCTTCTTGTCCCGCTAACCATACAAGTATCCTAGCCTCAATCTGTGACGAGTCTACATTCATAATGACCTGACCTTTTGGTGGTAGGATAGCGTTCTTTAATGCTTTCTTTTTTATGTCACGGCTTGGTAAGTTTTGGAAGTTAACTTTATCTAGTCCCGCCCATCTACCTGTATGGGCACCGTAGTATTTAAGTGGAATAGGTAACAGGCCCTCGTTACGAAATGCAATGTCTAAGAATCTCTCTATCCTTGACTCTTCGATTGTAGACTTAGTACCTAACCTTACTGCACATAGTTCTTGTATAAATGAGTCTTCATGTTCAGTCAACTCAATAAACCCTACATCATTCTTTGCTAATGCGTAGGTTTCTTTGCCTGTGGTTGGGCTAATCTTTAGTGGGGGTTCAACTCCTAACTCCATTAACAACTCAGCAAACTGTTTATTACTTGCTAGTTTCTTACGAACATCTTCTTCTGTCTCGCACTCTAATCTTTTCATAAGACCAGCTAGCAAATTAGTTTTCTCTTCTTTTACTTCTTCAAGTCTAGTCACCAACAGTCCATCATCAAGTCTTAGCGTTGGTTCTATAAACATGCGAAGTGTAATGTCTATCAGTTTTAATTCTTCTAGGGGAAAGTCATGCGACAAGGTTATAAATAGTTTATGTGTTAAGTCTACGTCGTTCCTACAATACGCTCCGTAGTCTCGTAGTTCGTGGTCTGCAAAGTCTTCTAAGCGTTTACCCTTAGCATCCAGAACCTCTGTACCTTTTTGTCCTAAATTATATCTTTCAGCGAGAGCCTTGAGAGAACCGCCCGCATTGATACCATGTATAGCACGAGCCATAGACAACGTATCCAAGTATGCGAAAGGAGTTTGGTTGAATACCCATTTTAGAATCGCTCCGTCAAACATTGTATTATGACAAAGCAACATTGATTCTTTCCAGTTTATTTTAGCTAGCACCTCTTGTAGTTCTTCGTGCGAACCTGTGTGCCATTCAACTGAACCATTATCAACTTTTAGTGCGAACCCAATGACCTGAAACTGTTCGTCTTTTATATACTCTTCTGTTGTTAATCTAGATAGACTAAACCCTGTATCATAGAATGTCTCGAAGTCGAGCGTTACTATTTGCATTAGTGTATTTTCTTTCTGTCTTCTATATACTTTTCTAAATTATAAAACATGTTCTCTATATCTTCACGACTAGACATTTTAGGTATAATAATTCCCGCTGGTCCGTCTTCGTCCTCGTATACTTCTACTCCACAAGCTTCACATGCTTCTCTCAATATATCTGCATCTATCGGTTCTTTATTTTTCATTTTTGCTCTCTTTCTCTGCTTTGCAGTATCCATGTGCATCCATTGTAAACCCGCACCACCATTTTTTATCTGAGTAATACTTGGCGGGGTTTTTACACCGATTACATTTATTTCCCAAAGTTTTTAGTACCATACGCTTCTCGTAGTGTTCTTGGTGTTAATTGAATTGCATTGTGTGGTTGAAAAAATCTATATCCTTGCTTAAGATTCTTTTCCCATATTTTTAATGTTTTTTTGCTGACGTTCATACTCTCTCCTATCTTTCTTAATTTGTCTAATTCTTTCTTTTCGTTCTTCATTTGTTAGATACATCCAGTTAGATAAATCTTCGTAAGTTCTAAAACAACTAATACATCTCGGTTCACCATCTATTTCTTCGTATCGACATATACTCGTGCATGGGCTAACTATACCTTTGGTGTTCATCTCTACACTCCACACTACACCAACGACGTTTATCATGTACGGGTTCACCACACCATAGACATAGTCCTGTATCGTTCTCACTTACTTTAGTATCAATAGTTCTCATTGTTGCATCTAGAGACTTTTGTACTTGTTCATTTGCTATATCTACTTCATCACTCATTACATTAAACACTCACCATATTCTTTTAATAATCTACTCATTTGTTCTGCCTTTGTTTCTTGTTTTTCTTTGGGTAACTCTACTATTTTACAGTCAATTCTATTTTTTATAAACCATTCAGCATCATGTTTTGACCTAAATTTTCTTAATTGCTCGCCTTCATAATCAACTACAATAAATCTTTGTGGGTAATGTGACATAACCATCTCCTATTTATATCTTTAGTCTATGAATCCTACTTCCTTTTATTTTAAATTGTTTTAATATTGATTTTGGTCTAAGTAACTCTTGGAGTAAACATTTATCAACTTTAATAAACCCAATTCTCTTTGACATTTCTGTTTGCACTATTGACCCAATATCAAGTAATTCTTTTATTATCGGCTCTATAAATTTTTTGTCAATATTGACTCCATACCATATTTGGTATAGGGTTTTTGGGGAATCATACGATAAGATATTGTTTATTATATGACTTTTTAATTCCTCGTGCGTATACTCTACTTTATTTTTTGTTATATACTTTTTCATTTTAGTTCCTTTCGTTTAGCAATCTCGACGATACTTAGCTCTCTCGCTAAATAAGATACCAGTTCTTAGTCCTCACAGTTACCGCCAACACAAAACTTTCCGTTAAGAATTTCTTTAGCCAAGTCATCGCTGACCATCTTGCGTTCCTCTTCTTCAATCTCGTGTTCTAAGTGTTCAATAAATGCCTTGTTTTTAATCAACACATTTAATTCATCGATGATGTCTTGTGCTTCCTCTGCATGTTCATCACCAATACTATGTTTATTTAAAACTTCTACATGGTTCTCAAGAAGTCTTTTCACTCGCATAAAAATATCATCACTCATGGCTTTTCTCCTTTAAATAATCTTCAAGTTCTTTTGCATACCAAATTATTTTACCTACATCATTAATCATATCTTCGTCATGTCCTTTGTATCCTAGACGTGTGATATATTTAATTATTGTTCCACGCAAATATCCTATGTATTCTTCTGTGGTTAATTTTGACCTAATTACTTTTATAGTTTCAATCCCTCTTTTATAATGCGGGGGATGGTTTACGATATCTACTTCTGACATATTACTCTCCTAAGTTAAATGATTGTTTATCAGTTATGAATAGTTCTAACATTGACATGTTATTCTCATCAATGACAAGTGACATTCCACCAGCCAGTGTGATGTCATTAAGATGTTTTAATTGAAGTTTGGTAGGTTTGTTACCATTTGCTTTACACTCAATACCTATGAATTTACCATTGTAACATGCAACTATATCAGGGACTCCGCTTGCACCATAACCACCTGTTGCGGGCATGAAATGATAGCAACCTATTTTATCTAAAACTTTTCTAACTTGTATTTTAACTTTTTTCTCGGGGGTCATGATTTGCTTGGCGGGTTTTCTCGTCGGTTAATCCAACCAACTCTATTAGATTATCAATCGGTAACACAACAGTATAGTTACTGTCGGATACTCTCC